AGTAGTGTACTCCTACATAAAGAAAATTCCAAAAATACAATCAATAAAAACATGGAGGACCAGGTCTATGATCAATATTTACATAGAATCCAAGCAGCTAGAACAGCTGTGGTTGCAAAAGACATCAGTGCAGATATTCTTGAAGCAAGGCATGATTACTTTGGGCGTGAGCTTTGTAACTCTTTGGGAATTGAATACAAGAATAATGTTCTTTTGGATGAGATCATCCTTGATGTTATGCCTGGCATCAATTTAATGGCCTACAACATTCCTAATGTCACACCTGATAACTACATATGGGATGGCCATCTTTTAATCATCCTGGATTATAAAGTATCAGTTGGCAATGACAGCAGCGAGATAACTCATAAAAAGTATACTAGCCTCATTCTTCCAGTGATGTCTGACATTGGGATAGATACTGAGATAGCTATAATTAGAGCCAACCCTGTCACTTATCAAATCTCTATAATGGGGGAAGAATTCAAGCAAAGGTATTCAAGTATACCCTTGCAATTAGACTTTAGTAGATTTTTTGAGTTGAGAAAAATGTTACTGGACAAATTTGCAGATGATGAAGAATTTCTAGCAATGATAGCACATGGCGATTTTACACTGACTGCACCATGGTGCACAACAGAGACTCCTGAGTTAAAAAACCATGAGATATTTCAAGAATTCATCAGTTCTATGCCACCAAGATTTGTTGCATTATTTCAAGAAGCAATAGAATTTAGTGCTTATTCTGCAGAAAAATGGAATACATTCTTATATAAAGCAAAAATGGAAACAAGCTCTGATTATAATCAATTTCTGTCAGATAAAGCACACAAAGTGTTTGTGTTAGATGGAGATTACATGAAACCAACACAGGCAGAAATAGACAAAGGCTGGGAATTGATGAGCCAGAGAATATACACTGAAAGAGATATAATAACAGATATAACAAAACAGAAACCATCAATCCATTTTATTTGGACAAGGAATGCAGATAGAAGGCTGACTACATCTACAGCAAAATTAATATATCTATCAAATACATTGCAGAGTATTTCAGAATCATCAACATGGACAGACACTCTAAGAGCAATAGGTAAAAGCATGGACATAAATGGCAAAGTAGGGCAATATGAAACTTTATGTGCGGAAAGAAAGATTATTGCAAGATCAACAGGAAAAAAAATAGACAATAAAAGGCTTGAGGCTGTCAAAATTGGTAATGCACTCGTTCTTTGGGAACAACAATTTATATTAGCAAATGATTTATTCAAAAATCAAGAAAGACAAAAATTCATGAAAAATTTCCTTGGTATAGGCAAACATAAGAACTTTAGAGATAGAACATCTAGTGATATTGAACTAGATAAGCCTAAAATATTAGATTTTAATAACACAATTGTGTTAATGGCAGCAAGGACTATGGTAAATAAGAATAAAAAATTATTAGCAAAAGAAAATACATTGCAAGAGCTTCATCCTATAATCAAGCAATATGCAGCTGAAATAAAGGATGCATCAGAAGAGACATTTAATTCTCTAATAAAGATTTCAAAAACTTGCTTTTGGCAATGTATAATAGACATATCAACAATTATGAGGAATATATTAGCTGTATCACAATATAACAGGCATAATACATTTAGAGTGGCAATGTGTGCAAATGACTCAGTTTATGCTTTAGTTTTCCCATCTTCTGATATAAAAACCAAAAGAGCAACAGTTGTCTTTAGTATTGTCTGTACTCACAAGGAAAAAAATGAATTGATGGATGCAGGGGCATTATTTACTACATTAGAATGCAAAAATAAAGAATACATATCTATAAGCAAAGCAATTAGATTAGACAAAGAAAGATGCCAGAGAATAGTATCTTCCCCTGGCCTTTTTGTATTAAGCTCTATGCTACTATATAATAATAATCCTGAGATTAATTTAATGGATGTTTTAAATTTTACATTTTATACTAGTTTGTCCATCACAAAAAGCATGCTCTCATTAACTGAACCATCTAGATATATGATAATGAACTCGCTTGCTATTTCAAGCCATGTTAGGGATTACATAGCAGAAAAATTCTCACCTTATACAAAGACACTCTTTAGTGTATACATGGTTAATTTAATAAAAAAAGGTTGTGCAACTGCAAATGAACAGTCCTCAAAAATCCAATTAAGAAATATTTATCTATCTGACTATGACATAACTCAAAAAGGTGTCAATGATGATAGGAACTTGGATTCTATATGGTTCCCAGGCAAAGTGAATCTCAAAGAGTATATTAACCAGATTTATTTACCATTCTACTTCAATGCAAAGGGGTTACATGAGAAACATCATGTAATGATAGATTTGGCAAAAACAGTATTAGATATAGAAATGAATCAACGAGAAGACAATTTGGGAATCTGGTCTAAAGCAGAAAAAAAACAACATGTCAATCTACCTATATTAGTACATTCTATAGCAAAGTCTTTAATATTAGATACATCAAGACACAACCATTTAAGGAATCGTGTAGAAAGCAGAAATAATTTCAGAAGAAGTATTACAACAATAAGCACCTTTACAAGTTCAAAATCTTGTATAAAAGTTGGTGATTTCAAAAATATCAAGAGCAAAGAAGTTGAAAGATCAAAGAAATCAAATGAAAAATTTGATAAGAAATTTAGACTTTCAAATCCTTTGTTCTTAGAAAGTGAGGAATTTGACCTTGAAGTTCAACATTGTAATTATAAAGCACTAATTGAAAAGATTCCAAGATACAAAGATCATATATCTGTGAAAGTGTTTGATCGATTATATGAATTACTGAAAACTGAAGAATTAACAGAAAGACCCTTCATAGAATTAGCTATGGACATGATGTTGAAACATAAAGAATTCACCTTTACATTTTTCAATAAGGGACAGAAAACTGCAAAGGATAGGGAAATATTTGTTGGGGAGTTTGAAGCTAAAATGTGCATGTATGTTGTAGAAAGAATATCAAAGGAAAGGTGTAAACTAAACACAGATGAGATGATAAGTGAACCTGGTGATTCTAAATTAAAGATTTTAGAGAAGAAAGCAGAAGAAGAGATTCGATATATTGTTGAAAGAACAAAAGATAGTATAATCAAAGGAGATCCATCAAAAGCACTAAAATTAGAAATCAATGCAGATATGTCAAAATGGAGTGCCCAAGATGTTTTTTATAAATACTTTTGGTTAATAGCAATGGACCCTATCTTATACCCAACAGAAAAAAAGAGAATTCTATATTTTATGTGCAACTATATGTTGAAGATATTAATACTACCTGATGATCTTATTGCAAATATCCTAGATCAGAAGAGGCCTTATAACAATGATTTAATATTGGAGATGACCAATGGGTTAAATACTAACTTTGTTCAAATTAAAAGGAATTGGCTCCAAGGAAATTTCAATTACATTTCAAGTTATGTACATAGTTGTGCAATGCTTGTTTATAAAGATATTTTTAAAGAATGTATGAAATTATTGGATGGTGACTGCTTAATCAATTCAATGGTACATTCAGATGATAATCAAACATCTTTAGCAATTATACAAAATAAACTATCTGATAACACTATGATACAGTATGCAGCAAACATATTTGAGTCAGTTTGTTTAACTTTCGGATGTCAAGCAAACATGAAAAAAACATATATTACTCATACATGTAAAGAATTTGTCTCACTGTTTAATCTACATGGTGAACCCTTATCCATTTACGGTAGATTTTTACTGCCTAGTGTAGGCGACTGTGCCTACATTGGCCCTTATGAGGATCTAGCAAGTCGTTTATCAGCAGCTCAACAAAGTCTAAAACATGGGTGTCCCCCCAGTTTGGCCTGGCTAGCTATTAGTTGTAGTCATTGGATAACATTCTTCACTTATAATATGTTAGATGACCAAATAAATGCACCCCAACAATACTTACCATTCAACAATAGAAAAGAAATTCCTGTAGAATTGAATGGTTATCTAAATGCACCATTATATCTAATTGCTTTGGTTGGCTTAGAAGCAGGAAATTTATGGTTTTTAATCAACATTTTAAAGAAACTCGTGCCATTGGACAAACAAAAAGAAACAGTTCAGAGCCAATGCCTACATTTATCAAATCTTTTGAATAAGTTGACAGAATCAGAAAAATTTAAGCTTAAAATATTGAGATATTTAACTTTAGATACTGAAATATCTGTTGATAATAATATGGGGGAAACTAGTGATATGAGAAGCAGATCACTTTTAACACCTCGTAAGTTCACAACTTTAGGGTCGTTGAATAAATTGATCTCATATAATGATTTTAAATCATCCCTAGATGATCAAAGGTTCACTAACAATTTGAATTATATGTTAAACAATCCAGAATTGCTGGTTACAAAAGGAGAAACTAAAGACCAATTTATGCAATCTGTTTTATTTAGATATAATTCAAAAAGGTTTAAAGAGAGCCTATCTATACAAAACCCAGCACAATTGTTCATTGAACAAATACTCTTTTCTCATAAACCAGTGATAGACTATAGCAGCATATTTGATAAATTAACATCACTTGCTGAAGCAGAAATCATAGAAGAATTACCAGAAATTATTGGAAGAGTTACATTTCCTCAAGCATATCAGATGATAAATAGGGATATTTCTCAACTTCCATTAGACTTAGATGATATTAAATTGATATTTCGCTATTGTATTCTAAATGACCCACTAATGATTATAGCAGCAAACACCTCATTGTTGTGTGTAAAGGGAACACCACAGGATAGAACTGGTCTCAGTGCAAATCAAATGCCAGAATTTAGAAATATGAAACTTATCCATCATTCTCCTGCCTTAGTCCTCAAAGCTTTTAGCAAAGGAACATCAGATATATCCGGGGCAGATCCTATAGAATTAGAAAAAGATTTACATCATTTAAATGAATTTGTTGAAACGACAACTATCAAAGACAAAATTTTGCAAAATATAGATAATCCCCCGAAGCATCTAGTAGGAAATGAAATCTTGATATATAAAATAAGAGAAATGACCAAGCTCTATCAGGTTTGCTATGATTATGTTAAATCTACAGAACATAAGGTCAAAGTATTTATACTACCAATGAAATCATACACCGCAATTGACTTTTGCACCTTAATTCAAGGGAACACTATTTCAGATAGTAAATGGTACACAATGCATTATTTGAAACAAATTGCAAGTGGATCAATAAAAGGTCACATTATCACTACTAGTACTAGTGAACAAATAATTGCAAATGAATGTTTTAGAGTCTTATGCCACTTTGCAGACTCTTTTGTAGAGGAAGCAAGTAGGCTAAGTTTCATTAATGAAGTATTGGACAATTTTACATACAAAAATATAAGTGTAAATTCTTTGTTCAATACTTTATTAGCTAGCACTACAAGATTGGATTTTATTCCTTTATTATTCCGGCTCAAAGTTTTAACTCAAACGGATTTAAACAGATTCGATGCCCTTAAGACTAATGAAAGGGTTTCATGGAATAACTGGCAGACAAATCGTTCTCTAAATTCAGGACTGATTGACTTAACTATATCAGGTTATCTGAGATCAATCCGAATTGTTGGAGAAGACAATAAGATTAAAATTGCTGAATTAACAATACCTAATTTTTATCCTAATACAGTTTTCCATGCTGGAAATAAACTTTTAAATTCGAAACATGGGCTAAAATTTGAATATATGGAGGAATTTATATTAGATGAAAGATATAATTACTATATAACCTATCAAAAAAAGAGAGCTCATATATACACATATCAGATATCAACAATAGAACATATTGTGAGAAGAAATAAAGAGGGTTTGCAATCAAGAGGCAATAGATACAATAAAATGATACCTGTTTCTCCTGTAGTTTTAAGTGTCAGAGATGAGTTATTTAGAATGTCTTTAGACAATGTTTTTAGCTTGAACATGACTAACTTCAACATATCTAGACTATATGTCTCACCAGACGAAGTTGCTACTATAAAAAAAGCCCACATGTCCAAAATGATGTTTTTTTCTGGACCTACAATAAAAGCTGGGATCGTCAATTTAACCTCTTTGATGAGAACTCAGGAACTTTTAACATTGAATTATGATAATTTATGTAAATCGAGTATCATCCCTTTTTGTAGGATATTAGAATGTGATGGTACAGAACAAGGGGAATTAATATTCTTATCAGATGAAATCATGGATTTTACAATTTCTGAAGAAATTGAGTCAATGCCTTTATTTACTATAAAATATCAAAAAAGGGGTACTGAAATTATGACATATAAAAATGCAATAACAAAGTTGGTCACAAAAGGGGTAGACGAAATCAAAGAAATTTTTGATTTTTCTAAGCAAGGATTTTATTCAAAGAAGAATTTAGGTATTATAAATACTATTTGTTCAATTATTAATATCTTGGAAACAAATGAGTGGTCAACAATATTATATAATTCTTTCCATATAGCTATGCTGTTGGAATCAATGGATAGAGAATTCCATATGTTCACATTACCAGAAGCTTTTTTTGTCAATATAGCAGGAGGTGTTATCAATTGGGCCAAATTATTAAAATTTATAAAATCATTACCTACAATAGAGCAAGAACCTTGGTCTATGATGATGTCTAGATTCATAGAGAAAACCATATTTTTGATAGAGAGAGAGATGAACAAGGATGTTGATTTTGCAGATTTTCTTGAAGAATTAGAATTCAGCTCTGGCAAGTCCTTATTCACCTTTTTCTAATTATCATACTACAAACTTATTTGATTGGACATGCCAAAATCTACAAGTTATAATAATCAATAAAATATAAAATATATATATAAAAAAACATACAATTTTCTTATGTAGGAGCACACTACT